TCAAGACTTAGGAACCTTGATTTTATTGATTTCTTTATATAGTGTTTCAATTACGGTAGATGTATAAGTATCAAAGGTTATATCTTTCATTTTGTGACCAAGAATACGTTTTCTTATAAACAGATCAACGTTGTTAGACTGACATAATGTTGCAAATGTATCCCTAGTATCATGTATTGTATGCTTCATATTATGATCAGTTAAAAAAGAGGAGAACATAGATGAAAACTGATAGTAGGTACAGTCAATTATTCTTTTCTTTCTCTTCATCAACAGCTGTTTAACAAAAGGTTCGATAAAAGTATGAATGGGAATTACTCGATTTTTACCTGCATCAGTTTTTGATCCAGATACTAAATAGGGGAATTCTGTGTTTAAACAAATATTTTTACGCGGGATATTCAGCAGTTCATTTGCTCTTAAACCGGTGAATATATAAATAAGTATTATTTTAGCCGTATCGCTGTTATCGCTCATCAATGCTCTTATTTCGTCATTTGAGAAAGCATAATGTTTAGTGCTTTCTTTTGCTTTGCCACATTTTATATATTCAGTGTAATCATCGTCACGATTTATATATTTGTGAATAACTGCATATTCAAATATTTTGCTAACTAAAACTTTCATATGTACTTTTGTACCGTAACCAGCATTATCACGATCAAATATTTCCTGCAGATCGGCCAGGCTTATTTGACTGATCTTGTGGTGGTATATACTATTAAAATGTTTAATCCACGATCTATAACCTTGAGCAGCACTTTTGGATAATGTGCACAATTCTTCCTGGTATATAATATCAAAGATTTCTTTAAAGGTAGGCATATTCTTTTCACGCTGATCAACAAGTTTTTGAAATGTATCAGGTGCCAATGCTTCAGCTTCCGTATCAGTAATCTTATTCTTTTGACCAAGCCTGTATAAAGTCAAAGCATCATCAGCCTCATCCCAGGTCTCAAAGGTTCCCAGTACTGTTTGTATTTGTCTACCGGTAATAATATCTTTTCCAGTGGTTATTTTAGCGCACCAGGGACGTCTTCGTTTACCTGATAGTTTTATTACTGTTCCTGCTTTGTTCGGCCTGCGCTTAAAAGTCTGCTTTCTAGCCATAATAAAAACACGTCCTTTCTTTGATTTGCCTTAGACATGTTTAAATGATATAATTAAGCACGTAAAAGGACTTTTGGTTGAGTCTTTTATAATTATGAAGTATTGGTAGTACTTCATTCAAACTTCACTGTTGGTAGCAGTGGAGTTTTAAATTATTCTGTGGATCCTAAGTTACCGTATGGGCTTAGGTTTTTTATTTTTTTAAATTTGTTTTATATTTTTTATCACATGTATTTAATCCGTCAATATGTTCAAATAAATCGGGCTTAATAGGTGCCCCTAGGGGATCCAAAATAAAGTCTATGCCTTCGCGTCTTGCTAATTTTGCTGCTGATACAAAATCACTATCTCCAGAAATAAGGATAATTTGATTTACTTGATGTTTATATGCTAGCGATGCGATATCTAACCCGATTTTCATATCAACACCTTTCTGTTCAACATTTAATACACAATCCTTTTCTTCTATATTTTCAAATTTTAATGTACCATTGCATAGTCTGCGAAAAGCTTTTTCTGTCAAGTTATAATGAGCTTGACCATCTGCGAGTTTACCATATCTTAATGCAAATTTTCTTTTCTTCTTTAAGCAGTCATAAAATTCATTTGACCAGTTGTATGTAGGGGATTTACTCAGATCCACCTGTTTTTTTGTTAAGGGATTATATACTTTTTTTTCTATTGGCAAACAATCATAATAAAATACTCTGTATAATTGATGCCAATATCCTTTTCTTTCAGTTAAATGTCTTTTGCAATATTCTTCCAGTTCATCTGCTCTTTCCTGAGGAGATTTATCCCCAAAGCAGCTGTACGATCTTCTTCTATAAAATCCACCGTCTACAAGTATAGCTGTTATAGTGTCATCATTTTTAGCCATTTTTTCCTCCTAAAATTAAAAGCCTTAGGCTCACCGAATCCCTTATAACGGGCGGTTACTACTAAGGCTTTGTTAACATTTATACACCCATAAATCTTGGATGTACTTATATAATATGCCTTAGTTTTTAATTTGTAAACCCTTTTTTTGAAATTACTATAAAAATAATTTGTTTAAAGCATTTTTTTATGAAAATCATAAATTTTATATTTTGTTATTTACTAACTACGTCTAAGCGCATTTTACTGCATATTTATAGAATTGATTTTTATGATTTTCCGATTTTTTATATAAACACTATGAAGTGTGTTTAATGATTTTTCACTACATCATTATATTTTAATAAAGCTGCTTCTCCTAATGATGTCAATACATTGTTTTTAATATATCCATTATTGACTAAAAAATTATATTCCTTTTCAAAACATATGCCATATTTATATTCAAAGTATGATGGAACTCTTTTTCTATGAATATTCTTAATCCAATGAAACATATAAATATGTCCTGGTAATAATCCACTATCAAATCGTGTCATTATCTTTTTTGAAATTATTGAAGATAGCGGAAACATTTCAACTTGTTTAAGCCATGTAGAATATAATTCTCTATCTTTAGAAATAAATGGTTTTTCGGGATAATCAGAGTAATATTTATCCCAAATCATATTACAGTACTCTTTGCTAGCTTCTATTTTTTGAGCTTCATCCATTAAGTACGGATCAAGCTGTTGACGTTTACTAGGATTAGAAGATGTTTTCTTTTTTGTAGTTTCTTTTATGTTTACTGAATTACTTGTGTTTTTATTTGTTTTATTTAATAAACTGTTGCGCTTGGCTTTCATTGTTTCTATGGAAGCATCGTTTTTTATTGCTTCATTACAAACATCTATTGCTTTATCGTATTTTTTTTGTTTTTCGTAAAGCATTGCTAACCGTTCGTATGCGAGTACTCTTTTAGAAGTGTAATCGTTGTATTTTTTTTCAATCTTAACCATTTGTAAATACAATTTTATATTTTCAATACATAATTTTTCATAGTTGTTGGCTAAGGTACCTGTATATTCTTTACTTTTAAATAATTGTGACCATCCAGGTTTTATTTCTTCTTGTAATTGTTTGTAATATTTTTTGGCTATAGGATCCAATTCCTTTTGATATTTATTAAAAACTTCTGTTTGTAGTTCTCTTTCTTTCCAATCATTAGAATCAAATAACTGATGTTGTTTAGATTTGTTTTTGAACGTGTTAAATATTCCCATATTAATTACCCCTTTATCGAATACCAAATTTTCAGCGGTATTCCTTTTTCCTTTGCTAAAAATTCTAAATTATCATAATCGTTTAAATTAATACCATAGGTTAGTAGTCTGATTGCAAATTCGTTAGCTTCTTTTTCTAATCTTGTTTTATAGATACGTTTTAAAAAGTTAAAATTAATGTTTTTATCGTAATGTAGAATATAGTGTCCGAGTTCATGAGCAATCAAAAAATTCTCATAGCGCTCATCTAAATTTGGGCGAACAAAAATATAACCATTACCATCAACAATCATTAATCGTGATTCTAGTGTTTTTGCTTTAAATTCTGTATATGCAATCTCTATATCTAGGTAATCGCATATTTCTTTAACATTGGTCGTATTATAGTTATTTACAATATTATTTAGTTTTGTCTTTAATTCCATAGCACATTTCTCCCATTTAATAATTATTTATTTTTTGTGCTTTCTTGAAACAATTTTTAACATATCTGCCACATCTTCAGCCATTTCCATTATTTCATCATCAGACATAGTATCAAGATCATATCCACCATAATCCGCAATCATTTCTTGTTTAAGAATAAAACTCAATGCTTCTTGTGGTGAGTTAAACTGCATATCTAAAATATTACTATTTGATATCGATTCATTTTGACCATTTGGAATAGTTCTGCAAGCTAGTGTATCTAAAGTTACACCAAAAAAATCCGCAATATTGACAATACGTTCTAAATCTGGAACACGTTTATTATTTTCAAATTGTGATATTGTAGCCTTTGATTCGTTTAAATCGTATTTTTCGTTCAAAGAATATGCCAGTTCTTCTTGTGTTAATTTTGCTTGTAATCTTAGTTCTTTAAGTTTTGAACCAAATGAATGAGCTTCTGTTTTTCTCAAAGTTATCACCTCTTTAACTTTATGATATATTTTTAATCAAAAAAATACAATAAAGTTAAAGAATATTAAATAAAGTAATTGATTTTTAAACTTTTGTATAGTATACTAGTATTGTAAGTTAAATAATAGCTAACTTACAAGGAGGTGATAAGATGTGTATGAGATTAATACTAACCTTATAAAATCAAGGCGAGTTTATCTTGGGTTAACACAAAAAGATATGGTAGGTGGTCCAATAAAATCTAAATCATCATACTGTCTCAAAGAAAATGGGAAAGTAAAATTCTCTGGTCCTGAACTTGTTTATATAGCAGCGAAGCTAGAAATGAACGAAAGGGACTTTTATTTAAAAATGTAAGTTAGCTATTTGTTTACTTAATGAAATAATGTTATCAAATTGTTAACTTGAAGCACAACTAAATTATAACTCTAAATAAAAACAAGTGTCTTTAAAAGACACATATTAGAAGTTATAAAAACGGAGTTAAACAAAAATATCGTGGGGCAGGTATGAGGGAATTATCTAATTATTAGATTGATACAAATACCATTATTAAAAACTCCAAAACCACAGTGAATAAATCGATTAAATATGTTTCCAATTTAACACACACGAATAATGGATAGTTTCCTCATACTTGCCTCATGGTAAGAAAAATTAAGAAAGGAGTGATCGTATGGATGAACTTTTAAAAATTAATTATGATGCCGACCGAATAACATTGTCCGCTAGGGATTTGCATGAGTTTTTAGAAGTAGGAAGCAAATATAACGATTGGTTTAAAAGAATGTGTGAGTATGGTTTTAATGAAAATTTAGACTATAGAGCTATTACTCAAAAAAGAGTAACAGCTCAAGGAAATGAAACAAAGTTTACTGATCATGAAATCACACTAGATATGGCCAAAGAAATTGCAATGCTCCAACGCAATGAAAGGGGCAAGGAAGCTCGTCAATATTTTATTGAAGTTGAGAAACAATGGAACAGTCCAGAAAGAATAATTGCTAGAGGTTTGATAGAAAGTCAAAAAATGATTGAAAATCTTAATCAGCAAGTTATTGAAATGAAGCCGAAAGCATTATTTGCTGATGCAGTAGCAACAAGCAAAACTTCAATCTTGGTAGGTGATTTAGCAAAGATTTTAAAACAAAACGGAATAAATATTGGTGCAAATAGACTGTTCGCTGAACTGAGAGATAAAGGCTATTTAATCAAAAGAAAGGGTAGTGACTGGAATATGCCTACTCAAAAAAGTATGGATATGGAATTATTTGAAATCAAAGAACATACGCACATTGATGGTAACGGGTGCAATGTTACTACGAAAACACCTAAGGTAACAGGAAAAGGGCAGGTGTATTTTGTTAACAAGTTTTTAGGTGACAGATTATAGAAAGGGGTGAGGAAAGTGGATGAATACAACATTAGTGTTGAAGAGGTTATGAAAATAACACATAAAGGGCGTGACTGGATACTTAATGCAATCGAAAGAGGAACGTTCCCTGGAAGCATTACTGTAAGTTCTGGCGGTCGTAGAAGTGCACACATTCCTCGAAAAGCATTTTGGGATTATATGGAACATGATCATGTGTTAGTGGATGGTGAGTATATTAAGGAAGCTGCTAAACAAGTTGCTGAGAATGCAATAAGTGAATTTATGCAGATGTTTTTGCAGGAAACAAAAAAAGCCGTTGCGGGAACAACGACTAAGAAATAAAAACCACCTTTATTATAAAGGTATTTCAGGAGGAAGTCAAAAAATGATTAATAAGATGGGTAGGTTATCCAACAAAACTAGGAACTGAATATGCAGAAGGACGAACGATTGGTGTAGACACTTCAATAATTCCTTTAGGAAGTGAAGTTTTAATTGATGGTCATATATACATTGCTGAGGATACTGGTTCATTTACTGGAAAAATTATTGATGTTTATGTCACTGATCATTCGAAATTCGATAGAAAATATTTAGAAGTTTTTATAAGGAATAAGGAGGATTAGAAATGAGTAAAGAGGTATTGGAAAATCAAATTTGGGAGCTTGAAAGACAGTTAAATATTCTTCAGTGTAAAGATCGTTTCAATGATGAAGATTATGATTTACAAAGAAATCTTAATCGCCAAATTGCTGTTAAAAAGAAAGAACTGGAGGCATTGGAATGACAGATATAAAACAAGCAAATTTACTTGAATATTTAAGACACATTAGAAAAGGTGCATTAACAAAAGAGGCTAAAAAAACGCTAGTTAAAACAGTTAAAGAAACTTACACAGTAGAAGAAATTGAACGAGCAAACGCGATATTAGATGTTAGCGAATAAAGACTTTGATTATATAAGTTTCTTTAACAACTGCGATATAGATTTTGTAAAAAGTGATGAACATTGGCATGAGTTAAGAAATAAAGGTATTGGCGGTAGTGATGCCGGCATAGTGATGAATGTTAGTAATTATAAAAGACCATACGAACTATGGGAAGAAAAAACAGGACAAGTTAAAGCATCGTTTATTACAAACAAGGCAATTGAAAAGGGAAACGCCTTAGAACCTGTTATGTTTAATCTTTTTAAGATTTTGTACAGTGACAAATATGAAGTTATAGATACTAAAGATATTAGTTTGTCTAATAAGCAATTCCCGTTCATGAGAGCTAATTTAGACGGGGCTTTAATTAACAAGGCTACAAGTAAAAAAGGTATTTTGGAAATTAAATCTACAACAATTCAAAATGCTGCAATGCTTAAACAGTGGTCCAAAGATAACATGCCTATTACATATTTCTTTCAATGTTTGCATTACTTGAATACAACTCAGTTTAATTTTGCAGTGCTATATGCAATTTTAGATATTCCATGGGCTAATGACGGGGACGGAAAACAAGAGACAAGAATTATCTATATGGACCGTGAAACATTAGTGCAGGATATTGATTTATTGGTTAAAACTGAACTTTGGTTCTGGAAAAAAGTTATTCACTTAGATCCACCACCATTCAGTGAGAATAGAAATTTAGAATTGAAGGATTAGGAGGGAGGAGGAGCAGTGAATGGGAGTAAGAGCTAATACAAAAATTTCTATGGAATATACTTTTGATTATTCCAAGCTAAGGGGACGAATCAGAGAGATTTGTAATACAGAAGAAGCCTGGGCGGTAAAAATGGGGTTTTCTGATTACACAAAAAGTATGAGGTTGAACAACAAATCTAATTTCAAAAGTAATGAGATTATGAGATGTTGTGAGATTCTCAAAATAAATAAAGAAGATATAGGACTATACTTCTTTACTATTAAAAACTAAAAAATAAAGGTGCGTTCTCGTATGATGTGAGCCTGCCATTGAAACAAATTAAATATGGGCTAGATTAGCCTAGGTTATTACGTTTGCTTTTATCAGGATTGCTGCGAATAAATTTTGTTCCGTTATTATTCACACCGTGATATCCAGGAACTTCATTTCTAACAGCTTTATTATATGCTTGATTGTTAGTATAAGGAGTTCCATTAATTGATACACGTTGGTTCAATCCTGTTGGTGTTTCACTAATTACCTTAACGATAGCTTTTCTTGGCATTATATACACCTCCTTTATATTGGAGTAAGAAATAATGACAGGCTCACATCATACGAGAAGTGTACAAAAACATTCTAATAAATTATTAGTTTTATTCAAGTTGTATGCACCTTTACTAGTGATTTTTCAAAGAAGAAAACAAGGAGAAAAAAAGATGGAAGATTTAAAAACAAAAGTATTAGGCGGTTATGCAGCGGTAAGGATTGCCAGCAAAGAAGAATTCGAAAAAGTTATTGAATGGTTAGCTATTAAAAACTGTTTTCTAGCTAATAAAGAACCTGTAAGCAAAATGAACTATCCAGGGGATGCAATATTTGTATTGTATCGTGCAGATGATGGTTTTATATGGTGGGCGCCAGTGGCAGATATTGATACAAATACGTACCAATTAGTTGATGTTAAACAATTAGAGCTGAATCTGATTGATGATCAAAAAATTATTGAAGCAAATGCAACAGTCACAGGTGAAATTGTTGAGCTGAATGAAAAAGCCTTAACACTTGTTACTAACACGAAACCAGAGGGAGCGACAATTGATTCCAACGTTGATAGCTTGGTTGCCTTAATTCCAGTTATTAAAGCAAAGGCCAATGTTGTAGTTACAGAAGAAAATTATAAAAGCTTTATTGCTAAAGGCACGGGAGTTGTTCCCGAATTAAGAAAATGGGCAAAAGCCATTGACGATGAAAGAAAACGTTCCAAAAAAGTATATATGGATTCGTTTAATACATACGAGAACAAAGTAAAAAGTGTTGTAGAGGCACTTAATACTACAGCTCAAAAAATTGCAAATGATGTTGATGTTTATATCCAAGAAAAAAAAGATAAACTTCGCAAGGAAAGAGAAGGAATTATCGAGCAGCTTAAAGAAGTACTCATAAAAAAAGAAATGATTTCAAGAGAGTATGCTAATAAGTTTGTATTTGATGAAAAATGGCTAAATGCATCATGCTCAAATAAAAAATTTCAGAGTGAGGCTGAAACTCAGTTTAACGACCTAATGAATCAGGAAAATCTATACAAAAAAGATATGGAGCTTATTGAAAGTACTATCATTAATACATGCGCTATGGTGGGGGTAGATGAAAAGTTAATAAGTTGTGAAAAATATAAGCTTCAGTATCAAGTAGGTAATAATCTTGGCGATATTACAAAGAATATTACAGATGAAATAAACGCTTTAAAAACACAAAAAGAAGCACTTAAAGCTGAAGCAGAGAAGGAATTACAACATCAAAAAGTACAGCTTGAAACACAACATAAAAAGGAACTTGAAAAAGTACAACAAGAAGCGGTTCAACAACCATCAATTGAACCTAATAAAAATGAACAGATATTTAAACGTGGTGATGAAATTATTGCTAAAACAACTGGAAAATATGTTGTTACAGAAATTAAAGAAACACCTGAAAAATTTAATGGTAAAACATGGACTAAAACATTTGAGTTTACTGGAGATTTAGCATCACTACAAATGTTGAATAGATACATGGAATTTCTAAAACAAAGTAAAGAATTTGATTTTAATGAAGTAAAAATAATTGAAAAAGAGCTAGTTGAGCCAGAAACAGGAACGGTTAGTAAATACAATGTAAAGGAGATTAATTAACATGGCAATGCAAAGTAAAGTGGCAAAAAATCAAACAAAGTCAACTGGAATTAAGGTATTTAATAATTTAATCAATAGTGATTTAATGAGAACAAAAATTCATCAAATGGTTGGTGCGACTGATTCACAGGAATTTATTACAAGTATTACAAGTGCAGTCAACACAAACCCTGCACTCGCTGAATGTGATCCGCAGACAATCATTAGTGCAGCATTATTAGGGCAGTCATTACATTTAAAACCTAGTCCACAACTTGGATATTTCTATATGGTTCCATTTAACAATAGAAAGAGAAAATGTAAGGAAGCGCAATTTCAACTTGGATACAAAGGATATTTACAACTGGCTATTAGAACTGGTGAATATATTGATATTGATGCTATTGAAATTAAAGAGGGCGAATACAAGGGGCGCAACAAATTTACAGGTAGACCCGAATTTGAATTTGTAGAAGATGACGGCATTAGAGAGAATTTGCCAGTCGTTGGGTATATGGCGTATTTTGAAATGAAAAATGGATATATTAAGCGATTATACTGGTCAAAAGAAAAAATGTTAAAACACGCTGATACATATTCTCAAGCGTTTTCTAAAAACGAAACCACTGTAACAAATCAATATGGTACATATAAAAAAGTATCGTTTGCTGATTATGAGGCTGGAAATTATGATGATGAAAATGATTGGCTTTATTCATCATTCTGGTACAAGAATTTTGATGAAATGGCAAAGAAAACGATGCTAAGACAATTATTATCTAAACATGGTTTATTAAGTACCGAAATGCAAAAAGCAGTTGAATCCGATCAAGCCGTTATTACAAAAGATTTACAACCAGAGTATGTTGATAATGAAAACGTAATTGATAATGCAGCGGTCGAAAAAGAGCAAACTCAATCTATTGAGGAAAACTCAGCACCAACTGTTGAAGAAGTTATGAATCAAGTAAATCAAGCTCAACCTGAACCGGTGCTAGAGGACATTGATCCAATGCAGATGTAAGGAAGAATTATAAATGGCAAAAGAGGTAGATACAAAAGGTTACATAAAATTGTATAGAAAGGCACAAGAAACAGAAGTGTTTAAAAATCCATATGCTTGGCAACTGTTTACGTACTGCCTCTTTAACGCCAAATTTAGCGGTTCAGAGGCAGGAACGTTTATTGCTACAAAAAAGAAGATAGCAGATGATTTAAACATAGGAAGACCTGCTCTTGATAAATTTATGAAATTCCTAAAAAAAAACAACTATATTGATTACGAATTTACAAAAGGGAGTAGAGAAGGAGCAAAAATAAAAGTCATAAATTACAAGAAATATCAAAGTGACTAATGTAATCCTCGATTACATGAGATGTAATTTTAGATTACAAGAAAAGTAATCCTTGATTACATGAGATGTAATTTTAGATTACACCTTATCATTATATATAAGAACGATAAGAACGTAAAGAACGTAAAGAACGGTATGCATGCAAAATGCAGCACTTTGAATAATAAATAGTATGTGTTTAAAAATCACTAAAAAATTTGAAAAGGAAACAAAAAAATGGAAAAATCTGAAATTACGGAAATTCTAAAATTTATGAATGCACTTTATCCTAATAGAAAGTTGCAAATTGACTCTGTAACAAAGGATGTGTGGTACAACATGCTTTGTGAATATAGCTTAACAGATGTAAAAGATGCGATAACAAGATTAGCTGGTTCAAATACATATATTCCAAATTTGCCTGAGATAGTGAAAAGCATCCAACCATCTTTAAGATTTGAAATCGAAACTTTAAGTAATAACTATGCAATTTATGTTCGCTCTCCCAATGCTATGTATCCATTCAAATTTAAAGATAAAAAGATGGCTAATGAATTTTTGGCAAAACTAAAAAATTATAACTTAGACGAAGATACAGTAAGAGATATGTATGCTGAGCATATCAATTCTAATTATGAAAGGATTGTAACGACAATTAATAATGTTCCTTTAAATAACAGATTTTCATATAAGTAATTGATATTAGTGATATTGGTATACCAAATGTTTACCATTGGTAAACACAGAACAGTCTAGTCTAGATAAGTATAGATTAGATGATGATATAGACAGTACGAATAGGAGAAAAACAATGAAAAGAGATAATGAACTCGAAGAATTTTTTAAAGTATTAAACAAAACAATAAATGAAAAATTTGAAAATATTTGTAATAGCTCATTTAACGAAAGTAACAATCAATACAAAGATCCTATACCGGTGTTAAAAAAAGCAATTTGTAAATATGGGAAACAGGCACAGCTAGATGTTGCAGTCGAAGAAATGGCCGAACTCACAAAAGAAATTATTAAATCAAAACGAGGAGCTTCTAATTATCATCAGATTGTAGAAGAACTTGCGGATGTATATATCATGATGACTCAAATTAAATTGATTTATGGAATCTATGACGAAGAATTAATAAATGCTATGGACTTAAAAATCGCACGTTTGGAAAAGAGGCTACAAAATGATTAATAGGGTGGTCCTTGTTGGACGAATGACTAGAAATCCTGAACTTAGAAGAACTCAACAAGGCGACGCGGTTACATCGTTTACCTTAGCGGTAAATCGTAATTTTACAAGCGGAGACGGTCAACGACAAGCGGATTTTATTAATTGTGTTGTATGGCGCAAACCTGCTGAAAATGTTGAAAGATACTGTTCTAAGGGAAGCTTAGTCGGTGTTGAAGGAAAAATTCAAACTCGAACATACGATGATAAAGACGGTAAAACAGTATTTGTTGTTGAGGTTAGATGCGATAGCGTGCAGTTCCTTGATACTAGAAATCAAAACGAGGCACCTATGGATACTCAAAAAGTTCAGCAGATGGCCAACGATAATTATTTTCATAATGGATCGTCAGGTCCGAGTGATTTTATGGAAGATGTGAATACATACGACATCATGGAAGATGATATACAGTTTTAAAAATAAGTAAAATTTTGATTTTAAGGAGTTTTTAACTATAAGAGTAATAAGTTTACCTATTATGACTAAAAGCTCCTTATATCAAAGAAAACCTATTAAAAAAAGAATTTTATTATGAAAGGGAAATTAAAAATGTTAATTAAAAAGTCTTATGAACCGTTTTTATATAAATTTTTAGCAATTGCCAAAGATATTTTCAAGAAAACTGGTTCTAAAAATATTGTAATTTTCGGTGATGGTGAAAAGCTGAAATTTATTGCTAATAACTATGCAGGAATATTTGACTATCATACAGAAAAATTTGATCGCGAAATGTACGATTTTAAAGATGCAGCATATGAGATATCATTGCTGCCTAATGATGACATTAAACTTGAAAAACTGGAATTCTATCCATGCAGTGATGAATATTTAAGCAGTGTTAAGGAGTTTTTTGTCAATACTGATTATTTTGCAACTCATGTATTCGAATTGGATTCATGTGATGAATGTAAAATTGCTAAAATTGTAACTCTATCTGAGGCTTGGTTGTGTGATGATGATTTGAAGTTTATTAATAAATTAAAAAATTTTGATGTCTATGTTTGTTTAGACAAGGATAGTTTTAATGACCGCGTTGGAAATGAGTGGAATGCTGAATACATATTATGCAATGAAGCAGTTGAATTTGACAACGGGTATACTACTGCATCAATTACTTTGATTTTCAATACTAGATATAATCCTCGTAAAAGTGAGGCTGTTCAGCAGAAAATTAATTTTGAAAAGGATGATTTAGCATCTGAAATAATGGATAAAATTGAAGAGTTACCCGAAAAGGTAACGGTAGAAGTTGTTGGAAATGATACTTATGTTGAAGAAAAAGAACTTGATAATTTAATGTCTGAAGCTGAAAAACTTGAGGAGGAGTTCGAAGATGACTTCGACCCAATGCTCGCTTGATGTATTAAGTGATGATCTAAAAAAATTAAGGTTTGTTGTTCCAGGTGAAGCAGTTGGCAAGGGTAGACCTAAGTTTACTATGCAAGGTGGTTTTGCAAAAGCCTATACACCAAAGAAAACATCAGACTATGAAAAATTTATAAAACACTGCTATAGAAGCAAATATAGGAATTACATAAGTGATAAAGCTGTAAAGGTTATGACGTTTATTTATGTTAAGCCAGCCAAAAGTTTAAGTAAGAAAAAAAGAGCTAAATTATTAAACAATGAATTTCTTCCAACAAAGAAACCTGACGTTGATAATGTACAAAAATGTATATTAGATGCACTTAACAAGGTTGCTTTTAAGGACGATGTGCAAGTCGTAGATCAGGTGACTATGAAACGTTTTGGTGAAGAGGATAAAGTCATTGTTGTAATTGAAGAAATAGGATTGACTATGCAGTCGATTTAAAGGAGGAAAGATTTATGGGATTGTTTGATTTATTAAAAGAAGAAACAGAAGTTAAAGAACCGCAAAAAGAAGAAATTAAAGAAGCTGAGGTTGTTGAAAATGAAGTTGCAGTAAATGAACCTGAAAAAGAAGTTAAAGAAGAACCAAAAAAAGAAGTAAAGAAGAAAACTAAAATCTCTAAAACAAAAGCAACTAAGAATGAAAAAGCAGGCTATCTTTATCCATTTAATATTTATAGTGAAGGTTGTTTAATTGACATTGACAACTATGGTTTTGAAGAGGGTAAAACGTATAAAGAATCTGAAATTACTAAGATAATGCTAGCACACAAACACTATGAATTTTCCGGAACAATGGAGTATTCATATATTGAGGATGATAATGTCGTTGTTGCAAATGCAAAACAGCATAAAAAGGGGTAATTGACTATGAGATATATGTTTTACATTGTTGGTGTTGGAGGAACCGGGTCGTTATTGGCTCGAGATCTTCCAAAATTACTAACAGATACTAGAAATAGAATGTGCCTTATTGATGGTGATGTAGTTGAAAAGAAAAACATAGTAAGACAAGGATATCAGCAACAGGATGTTGGAGATAATAAAGCTGTTGCATTATCAAGAAAAATAAATTCTCTTTACGATACTAATTGTATTTTTATGGATCAGTACATAAATGATGAAAATTTAATTAATTTAATAAAAAGTTATAAAGCATATATACCAGTAATTCTTGGGTGTGTTGACAATGACAAGACTAGAAAAATTATTGAAAAAGTAATAAATGACAAGGATTTGAAATACTGTTATTACATTGATTCCGCAAATAGCGAATTCGAGGGTAATGTTTATACGGTATCGAAAAAGCAAGGTGTGATTACTGGGAAATTAAGAAGTCAAGTATACAAATTAGATGAAGATAAGCATCCCGATGAAGTATCTTGCCAAGATCAAGCTGCTAATGGAAATATTCAATATCTTGTTACTAATGCAAAAATGGCAGTAGCAGTATTGGAACACTGTCATGCATTATTAAAATCAGGATATAAAGAAGGTGTTCAGGTTGTCAAACGATTTGAGACAGTATTTTACTAAAAAACAATATAATTACAAAAACAATGATTTAACACTAATTGAAGCAATAATTGGCTATCAGCTGGAATCTGATGATTGTATAGATACGTTTGAGGAATATGCAGACTCACTCGGAGAAATATTTATTGATTATGAACAAGATTTAGAACTTTTAAATTTACATGTTTTTAACGATCTGTTTAATTCCAATATATACCAATATATTTTTCAAAGCTTTATTAAGTCTGATGATTTTGTCTTAACTGAAGTTGATGGTGTACTTGGATATATGTATGACGAAGAAAATGAAGAATTTATTAATATATCTAATAATATGCCATTGCAAGTAAGAAAACACATTAACAGATTCTATAAAGAAGCACAAAACGAATGTTATTACGTCGATGGTGAAGAACGAAAATTAGATAGTTACTGTGCTGAAACTATCGGATTTAGGTTATATCATTTAAAAATTTATAACAAATCGCTTGCAAGGCGATTAAGAAAGAATTATAAAGCGAACGGTTCATTTTATGCATTATGTAATCAACTAGGGTTTTATATGGAGAATGGACAATTCCTGCTTATGGAGTATACATATTTAGAAGCTTCAGGGTTTTATGATCAATATATTGACTCAAGCATTATAGCAAATGCAATAGAGGATCTAAATAAAGAGCTTCAAACAAATAGAGTTTTTAATCCAGGAATTTCAGCTGCCATTGATGAAATAAGTGATTATGAAAGAGATGATTTAATTACTGCAATAATAAAAATTCTAGAAACTGAAAACGAGGTGATAATATGAGCCAAATGGTAGTTAGATTTGATTCGAACAATCGTGATGCTGAACTTTGTATAAAAAAAGGAAATGAAATAGTTTTTAAAAATATATCTGTTAAAGCTCTTGTTTCAACACTTGTAAACAATGGATATACCGAAAACACAAGTGAAAGAATAACTATTTTAGACAAACAAATAATAGCTGCTAATTTCCGTTATGTAGTAATAAGACAACCGGAACATAAAAGAATCGTGACTTTATTTGATAAAAGCTACATGATTAATTTTCCGAATGCAATTTATATTGTTCATCATCATGATTCAAAAATAAAAAAAATAACGGCTTTTTCTTACAAAGAATACGAGGGTTTAGAAACCAATTTGTATGAATATCCAATGCCGAATGAATTAACTGAAAATACAATTTGTATGGGATCTGCAAAAAAAGAAATATTCAATAATGATTATGTAGCAGCATTAAATAGAGTTATTGCTACACCGTATTCACACACTAACTTTAGTGGAATAAAGGGATTTACTAACTCACAAAAATGGTTTGAGTATCTCCAAAAAAACGAGTTCCCTTACAAACTAATGCGATCATTAAATAAAAAGCTGAAAGACATAAGGGTATAGAAAATGTGGACTTTATCAAGAAGATACAAGAGATTTTATTTATGGAAAAATCGCAAATCTGGGTGCCGAGAATGTTTCTGGCCAGAGATAGATCCAAATAAAATAATCAAAGAAAAAGAAGAACATACATACAAATATAGTCAAGCACAAAAGAATGTTAAATGTCGTAAAAAAATAAAAGTATTGTGCTTAATAAACACACTAAACTGAGGTATTAAAATGCAAGCAAGAATATGGAACGAAACAAAAGGTACGTATGATCCTTATGAATTACCAGAAGGATCAAGTAAATATGAAAATGATATGGATGTAATTGTATCGTGTGCGTGCTGCGGTAAAAAAATGACTTACGGAGATGCGTATACATCACACAAAATCCATGATCATATCGGTTTTGGTTATGCAGTATGCGGAGACTGTTATTTTGATAAAGGAATGTAACAAATGGTTAAAATATTAATCGGATTGGTAAGTGTAACACTGGGGCTTCTAGCCCTGGCTGTTACCATTAGATTTTTTGTAGAAATTTGGAGAGGTAAATAGAAATGTTAAACATATTACTAACCATACTTACAGTAGCATTTTTATTTATTTTAGGTTGTTTTATTATATTGAATTCTCTTGAAGAAAGATATAGGGAATTGGAGGATGAAGAGAATGTTAAAGATAGAAAAGATTAAAGAAGAAATTAAAAAACTCATTGTTCCTGAGCCTTACAAATTTGAAGATTTAAAGCCTAATATGTGGGTTTATGATGGTATTGAAAAACTTATTTGCCAAATTGGATTGATTAGCAAAAATGCAATTCATAGAGAATACGTTGATGGCACAATATCCGATAGTCCATTCGAAGAAAACCGTTTCTTCCCAGTGCAATGCGCTAATCTAGAAATAGAAAACTGATAAAAAATCATATGAATTTTGATGAATACGTTAATAAAAATTAATAATAAAAAACGATTTGGGGAGGATAAGGAATGGCTAAGTACAGCATTGAAGAAAAAGAAACTATAGAAAAAGTGAAAACATATCTAAAAGCAATAAGAACACTTAATCAAGAAAAATTTTCACTGGAAATTGAGTGCGAGGACATTCCGACTCCGCAGTCGGTTAAATTCAGCAAGGAAATGCCGGGAGGGTACTCAAAACCAAAAGATGAACAAATAACCAGCATGATGATGCGCAGAGAATTAATAAATAAGCGCCTGGAGCTGTTTAACGAGGAACTGGATAGATTCACTCCGGTTCTTTATTTGCTCAAAAGCGGTCAAAGAACAATTGTTAATATATATATCAATTCAAAAGGCTATGGAGATATGATTGAACGTTTACATGAACGTTATATTAGTGAGTCTTCATATATCATCGAAATACCTAAAATATGCTTAGAATTATCGAAGTATTTAGATTTAGAAAACATTCCAAATTTAGATGATCTTAATAAGCAGTTTAATAATTATGTTAGAAAAGAAAATAATAAAAGAAAAAAAGAAAAGTAAAATTAAGGTACTTTCACAGTACTTTTAAGGTGGTTTAAATGTAAAACTAATGTACTTTTAAGGTAGAATTCTAGTACTACAAGATGTTATTATGATATCGTGGTTTAAATGAAACAATCCTATAAACCACCTTTCCCAATGTCGATATACTCAAGTGGCTTAAGAGGGCTGTTTGCTAAACAGTTAGATGGAGGGATCCATGCGTAAGTTCGAATCTTACTATCGACGCCAAATCAATGATTATAGCGCTTCAATAGCGCTTTTTTGTTTGTTTCTTTAAATAAGGAGGAATTTATAAATGTGTTACAACAAATCACCAAGAACGTCATATCATGTTAATGATATTTATTCAATTACAATTTTAGATAAGAAGTGGGATATTGTTTTTTGCGACAAAAAGGATGATCCAGAATTAAATGACTGCGATGGTTATACATCGACTAGACAAGGCGAGAGAAAAATAGTGATTGCTAAAGATGCTTATCAAAGCAAAGAACAAATTCTAAGACATGAACTTATTCATGCTTTTTTATTTGAGACTGGTTTAGGATTTTGTTCTGATTGGGCAACGAATGAAGAAATGGTAGATTACTTTGCTAGAAATTGGACCAAGATTGATAATATTATGAATAATTCAATTGATAAAATTATAGACAAATAAATCAAATACACACAAAGACGCTAAGACATTTTTTTGATGTTTAAGCGTGATTTAACCGAGGAGGGATATTTATTAGTATTAGTATTAAAATGTTTAAAACAAGCGAAATTAAAGCGTATAAAAACAATCCTAGAAACAATGATGATGCAGTCGGTCCGGTTGCAGAATCGATAAAACAGTTTGGATTTAAAGTTCCGATCATTATAGATAAAAATAATGTGATTGTTGCTGGCCATACACGACTAAAAGCAGCTGTAAAATTAAAACTTGCCGAAGTTCCCTGCATTGTGGCCGATGATTTAACCGAGGAACAGATAAAAGCGTTTAGGCTGGCTGATAATAAAGTTAGTGAATTCGCTACATGGGATTTTGAGTTACTGGATATAGAACTTGATAATATTGCATGTATTAATATGAGCGATTTTGGTTTCCTTAATGTGGATATATTAGATGATGAGCTTGAAAAACAAATGGAATATTTAACCCAGGATACTAAAATAAAAAAATTCATTGTAAAATTAACATTTACCACAGAAGATGAAGCAAATGAGTGCAAGGACAAATTAATGTCGCTTGGATATGAAAATGTTGATATAGCATGAAAATTTTCTTAGCAGGTTCTGGTTACTTATTTTCAAGTCCTGAAGTTATCAATAATTCTAAACCGGCTTTTGTTTTACAGTCCTATTGGTATTTAAGAAGTTTTTCTAGAAAAGAAGAATTAATGAAATACTATCTAAGTGAAGATTGCAAAATGTTTTTGTTGGACAGTGGAGCATTTACTTTTATGAATTCCAATAAAAACGAAGATATAAAATCATATTTAGACAGTTATATTGATTTTATTAATAAATATGATATCAAATATTTCTTTGAGCTGGATCTTTATACAATTATCGGGATTGAAGAAACATATAAAATGACAGCTTATTTAGAAGCAAGAACAAATAAAAAAAGCATACCAGTTTTTCATAAATGTTTAGGTTTAAAAAGGTGGAGAGAGATGTGTAAAGACTATAACTATGTTGCAATTGGTGCTAGTGGATTAACTCAAGAATGTAAATGGGTTAAAAGTGAGAAGATTTTAAACCAAATGATTAGCATAGCGCATAGTTGCGGAGCTAAAATTCACGGTTTGGGATATACAAGGTTAAAAAATCTAAATAATCCAACTGTTAAATTCGATACTGTTGATAGTAGTTCGGTTTGTAGTGGGAGTAGATTTGGTACTTCGTATTATTTAAAAAATGGATGTATATATTCAAAAAAACTAAAAAGAAGTGGCAAAAGAATTAAAGATTTAAAAATAATAGATGATCACAATATGGAAATATGGTGTACTTTCCAAAAAATAAAAGGAGGACTTTATGAAAAATAAAAAAATAAGAGGAATAGCTTTAAATAGTATTATATGTGCAGCATATGTAACTTTATGTTATACATTAAACGCGGTCAGCTTTGGACCGCTTCAATTTAGAGTAGCTACCTTGCTGCTTCCTTTTGGCATATTAGATAAAAGATTGGCCAAAGGTCTTGTTCTTGGCGTGATAGTTGCTAACTTATCAAGTTCATTAGGAATAATTGATATTATAACAGGTGCTTGCATTCAAATATTACAGTTTTATGTATTTGCTAAAGTTGTAAAGAATATTTACTTAAACAGTATTATTTATGCTTTATTAAGCGGAACTTTTGTAGGGCTAGAACTATTATATGTTTTAAATGTTCCCTTTTTATATTCTTTTTTAAGTGTTGGTATAAGCGGTATGGTACTTTTTTTGATAGGAATTCCTCTATGTAACAAACTATTAAAATATGTAAATGAGGCTTAAGATAATATGGTTATTATATTGTATCACCGCTTGCTAATTTATTATGAGATATGAATGAAACAAGCAAAAAAAACCTAGTCCCTTTTACAAAAGAAACAGCTAGAGAAGCTGGTTCAAGAGGAGGAAAAGCAAGCGTAAAAACACGTAGAAGAAAGAAAAAAATGAAGCAGGCAATGGACCTGCTTTTATCTTTGCCAGTTTTACCGGAAAACATGTCGAAATTAAACCAGCTAGGGGTAGATATAGAAGACGCTGATAATCAAATGTTGATGCTTACTGTTGCTTTTCAGAAAGCAGTTAGCGGTGATGTTAAGGCAATGCACTTTATTAAAGAAATTACCGGCGCTACTGCAACAACAGAGTTAGAGCGACAAAGACTTAAGCTAGAGAAGGAAAAAGTAGCTATTGCTAAAGAACGTTTAGAATTAGATAAGGCTAGGTCACCAGTAGATGATGTAGAAGAGTACGAAGATGATGGATTTATCGAAGCTTTATCGGGTACTGCAATTTCTGATTGGAGCGAGGGTCAACAAGATGGTTAAAATAAAGCAGGTCATTTTTAAATTTAAACCATTTAGTAAAAAGCAACGTATGATTTTAAACTGGTGGACTAAGGATAGTCCGGTAAAAGATAACGATGGAATTATTGCAGATGGTGCTATCCGTTCGGGAAAAACCATTGTAATGTCCTTGTCATATGTTTTATGGGCAATGACTACTTTTAGTGGTCAAAACTTTGGAATGGCAGGTAAAACAATAGGATCTTTTAGACGTAATGTTTTATTTTGGCTTAAACTTATGCTTAAAGCTAGAGGATACAAAGTAAATGATCACCGTGCCGATAATCTTGTTATCGTTAGAAAGAAGAATATCGAAAACTATTTTTACATTTTTGGTGGTAAGGATGAACGATCACAAGATTTAATTCAAGGTATCACATTGGCAGGAATGTTTTTTGATGAAGTTGCATTAATGCCCGAAAGCTTTGTTAATCAAGCAACTGCACGTTGTAGTGTTAAAGGATCTAAATGGTGGTTTAACTGTAACCCGCAAGGTCCGTTTCACTGGTTTAAAGTTAATTGGATAGACAAATCAATTGGTTATTTAAATGCAGAACAAATAAAAGAATTAGAACGTAAAAAAGAAACTGTAAAAAATATATTGTATGTTCATTTTACAATGAACGACAATTTGTCTTTAGATAAAGAAGTCAAAAGAAGATACGCTTCAGCGTATAATGGAGTTTTTTATGATAGATATATCCGTGGTTTATGGGCTGTCGCTGAAGGTGTTATTTATGACATGTTTAATAGAGATAAGCATATTGTCAATAAACGTCCTAAAATTGATGAAAACGAAAAAAAATATATTAGTTGTGACTATGGAACCCAGAATCCCATGGTCTTTTTACTTTGGGAAAAAGGGGTTAATGAAACGTGGTATGCAACAAAAGAATATTATTATTCTGGTCGTGAAGAAAGAAAACAAAAAACTGATAGCCAGTACGCTGATGATTTAATTGAATTTATTGGTAGCTTGAATATTGAATATATTATAGTCGATCCAAGTGCAGCATCGTTTATAACTGAGTTGAAAAGCAGAGGATTGAGCGTCAAACGTGCTAGAAATGATGTCTCAAATGGTATTCGTTCAGTCGGAACAATGCTTAATCTAGGAAGAATTGGTTTCCTTGATACTTGCAAAATGGCGTTAAAAGAGTTCTCTATTTATGTATGGGATTCAAAAGCAACTAGCAGAGGAATTGATGCACCGATAAAAGAAAATGATCACTGTATGGATGCAATAAGATATTTTGTTAACACAATTTTAATTAATAAAAATAAATTAAACACTGATTTGAAAGGGGGAATTTAATGGAAATTTTTAGATTGCCAAAAGATACGGTTATGACACCTGATTTATTAGCCGAATATATTAGTAAACATAAGATGCTTGTAAATGGTCATTATCAAAAACTGCATGATGCTTATGAAAATAATTATGACATATACAATCAGCCAGACAAAGAAAAATGGAAACCTGACAATCGCATATCTGTAAACTTCGCCAAATATATCGTTGATACATTCAACGGTTTTTTTATTGGAAACCCAATAAAAATAAATGGTAAAGATAAGGGTACAAATGATTATATTGCTTTTCTAGATTCTTATAATGATCAAGATGATAACAATGCTGAACTATCAAAGATTTGTTCAATTTATGGACACGGTTACGAAATGTATTATCTCGATGATGATATGCAACAGTGTATTACATATCTTTCTCCGCTAGAGGCATTTATTATTTATGATGACAGTATTATTGAAAAGCCTTTATTTTTCATAAGATACTATAAAGATTATAAAAATGTTGAACGTGGGTCATGGTCTGATGATACAGTTATTCAATACTTTCATCAAAACGGATCGTATGTTTTCGATGACGATGAACATCTTCATGGTTTTGATGGTGTGCCGGTAACTGAGTATGTTGAGAATGCTGAACGTACCGGTATTTTTGAGTCAGCTATGCCGATGATCAACGCCTATAACAAGGCTATAAGTGAAAAAGCTAATGATGTTGATTATTTTGCAGATGCCTATTTAAAAGTTCTAGGTGCTAAACTTGATACAAATGGTGTTAAACAGATACGTGATAACCGTATCGTTAATTTTGAAGGTGATCCAGAAGTTAATATGGTTGTTGAATTTATGGATAAACCAAATTCAGATGGAACACAGGAAAACTTAATTGAACGTCTTGAAAGATTGATATTTCAGATTTCTATGGTTGCGAATATTAGTGATGAAAATTTTGGTACAAGTTCCGGAATAGCATTAAAATACAAACTTCTATCAATGACGAATCTAGCAAAGGCTAAGGAACGTAAATTTACAAGTGGAATGAACAGGCGTTACAAACTCCTTTTTTCACATCCGCTTTCTAAAGTAAAAAGTGATGCCTGGGTTGGTCTTGATTACAAATTCACTTTTAATATTCCTGCTAATATCACCGATGAGGCGCAAGTTGCAAGTTCGCTTGAAGGTATAATCTCAAAGGAAACACAATTAAAAGTTCTTTCGATCGTTGACGATGTTCAAGGTGAAATCGACCGTTTAAAAAATGAAGAACAGGATGCTGAAAATGATATCGTTGCTAAAACAATGTTTGAAAATGGCACTGACTTGGATTATAAGGATGATGCTGTTACTGAGGTTCAAGGAAAAACTTTAAATGGTGCTCAAACACAGTCGTTATTAGCTATAATGGCTCAATTCACCTCTGGTACTATAACTGAGGGTCAGGCTGTGAAATTAATTTCTACTGCAATCGGTATTGATACAAATGAAGCTAAAAAAATATTAAGTGGTGAATTGTAATGGGCAGTTATGATTACTGGCGCAATCGGGAAAATGAGCAACATAAGCACAATATCACTGAAGAAAAGAAATATAATCAGGAATTAAATAAAATTTACAAAGACATGATGGATGAGTGCAAGAGGTCCATTAATGATTTTTATACTAAATATGCTAGTGAAAATGGTATAACCATGGCTGAGGCTAAGAAAAGAGCTTCTAAGTTAGATATAGAAGAATATGCGCGCAAAGCTGCTAAATATGTAAAAACAAAAGATTTCACCAAAGAAGCTAATGACGCAATGAAAATCTATAACTTGACAATGAAAGTAAATAGATTGGAGCTGTTAAAAGCTGATTTAGGTCTTGAACTTGCTAAAGGTCACAGTAAGATTTATCAGCTGTTTTATAAAGCGTTAAAAAAACGCTCTATAGATGAATTCAAGCGACAATCAGGTATTTTAGGCAAAACAGTACAAAATAACACTAAATTGGCTAATTCAATCGTTAATGCGTCGTTTCACAATGCTACTTTTAGCGATCGTATCTGGATGCATCAGGATTTATTAAAAAGTGATTTAAATAAATTATTACAAATTGGCCTTATTCAAGGTAAGAATCCAAAAACACTTGCAACTGAGCTTAGAAAGCGTTTTAACGTAAAACAGTCGGATGCTGAACGATTAATGCAGACTGAGTTAGCAAGAGTTCAAACAGATGCACAAAAAAAGTCCTATATTGAAAATGGGTTTGATGAATACGAGTATATTGCTTGCGGTAGCAGTGATGTATGTGATACGTGTAAATTAATGGATGGCAAAGTGTTTAAAGTTAAAGATATGATGCCTGGACTAAATGCTCCACCGATGCACCCAAGGTGTCATTGTTCAACCGCTCCTCATATTGATAGAGCAGAGTATGAGTCATGGCTTGATTTCCTTGAAAAAGGTGGTACTACTGCAGAGTGGAAAAGCTTAACTACAGAAAATAAGCACGCAATCAAATCTTACGTTTCATCTATAAGTTATTTGATTAATGATGCTTTAAGAAACAATTATCCTTTAACTAATGAGCAAAGGGAAATTGTGAAGAATTTAGATGATGCATTGTCTAAAATACATACCTATAATGGAACTTTGACACGATCAGTGTTCTTTTATGATCAACAATCCATAAACGATTTTATTGAGGAATATGAGGTAGATGAAATTGTAACTGCTAAACAGTATTTATCTACAACAAAAGGCAGTATCTATAATCCTGATGCTCAGGTGCAGTTAATTATTTTAAACTCTAAAAATGGTATTAATATTTCTGCTTTTAATTATGAGGAAGACGAGGTATTATATAAGCGTAATAGTAAATTTAAAGTGTTAAGACGCTACATTAAAAATAATGTAATATATATCGAATTGGAGGAAGTATGAAAAAGCAAATAACTTTTGAAGAATTTAAGAAGCTGCCTAGAAAAGAACAAAATGTAAGATATAAAGATTTATCAGATCATGATAAGTTTTTAGCTAGATTATCTGATGTAGGTCAAGACAATGCCGAAGGCCTTGAATTAATATCAAAAGATATGGTTAAAAAGATCGCTAAAAAATTGGGAATAGAAGAAAGATAGGGAAGCGTTTAAAGGCATTTTTTAGTATTGCAATTATAAGTCGATGATTAGTCGGCTTTTTTTGTTATAAAAAGCGGAGGTATAAGTATGGCACGAATAGAAAGTGGTGCAACTGGTGTTGTTAGTCAAATAGACATTAACAGTTTAGAAATAGATGAAATTAAAGAAAAACTCGATACACATATTAAAGAATTCAATGGTTGTGTTGAACATATAGATACCGGAATCAACTATTTAAAAGAGGATATTGAATATCTTCGAAAAGAAAACAAGACAAATAAGTTAGAGATGATGATACTTAAAGATAGCTTGAAAAAATTATCGTATTGGTTATGTTGTGTAATTGTAATTAATTTTATTTTGCTAATTGCTATAATGCTATTTTTTTAGAGAGAGGATAATGCAAAATGAGTATAAAAGTAAATTCGATTATAATTTCAAACTTAATTGTTTATTTTATTCTTTTTTACCATTTGCTATCAAGGTGAAATTTATGATTAAAATAGATGTTAAGAGATCACGTGATCATATTGCGGTTTCTTGTGTTGGTCATGCAAATTACAATACTGTTGGGCAGGATATCGTTTGTGCGGCAATTTCTAGTTTATTACAGACACTTTGTTATTCTTTAGAGGAGTTAACACAAGATAATGTAAATGTTTGTTTAAAAAGTGGAAATTCTTTAATAGCAATATACAAACCTACATCAAAGAGTCAATTGCTGGTTGATTCTTTTTTTATAGGATGTAGAGAGATTGCTAACGTATATAGTGATTATGTTGAAATATCTAAAAATTAAATATATTAATTAGCGTTCATTTGTACGAACGCTTTTTATACGTCCAGGCGTGAATGACATTAAACTTTACGGATTGTTGGAGGCGTGGAAACCAATAAAAAAACTACGGATAGGTTAGGCGTGAAAACTTTAAATTACGGAGGAAAAGAAAATGAAAGATTTAGAAAAATTATTAAAATTACCATTATTAAAAAATAAGTTCGATTTACAGCTTTTTGCTGAAGATAGTGACAATGGAGAAGATGGTGAGGATCCGGACAACGAACCAAACACCTCACTTAAAGATGGTGAAGGTGAAAATCCTAGTGACAAAAAATACAGTGATGAAGATGTAGATAAACTTATTTCTAAAAAATTTGCTGAATGGGAAAAGAAACGTCAAAAAGAAGAAGCAAAATTCAAAGAGGCTCAAAAATTAAAAAATATGACTGAGCATGAAAAAAAGGATCTTGAATTCAAACAACTGCAAGAAAAAATTGCGAAGTATGAGAAGCAGGCTACATTAGGTGAAATGTCTAAGGTAGCCCGGTCAATTTTAGCAGATGAAGAAATTAGTGTTAATGACGAACTTTTAGCTAATCTAGTATCAGAAGATGCTGATACAACTAAAGCTAATGTTGAAAACTTTGCAAAGATTTTTAAAGCAGCAGTTCAAAAGGAAGTTGCAGCTAAATTACGTCACGAACCACCTAAGAAGGGTTCTAAGACGAAAATGACCAAAGAAGAGATTTTTAAAGTTGAAAACACAGCTGAAAGACAAAAATTAATTAGTGAAAACATGGAATTATTCCAATAAAAAGGAGAGATAAACAATGAAAAACAAAAATAAGTTTAATTTACAATTACATGCAGCAGAAACAAATTTGACTGCTGGTAAAGATTTAGAACCAGCTATTTCGATTGATTACACAAGCCGTTTAAACAAAAATATTAATGAGCTGCAACGTTTATTAGGAGTTGCTGAAATGATTCCAATGAGCGCTGGAACAAATATTAAAATTTATAAAATGGAACAAGTAAATACACCTGATCAGGTTGGAGAGGGCGAAACTATTCCTTTAACTGAAATTAATAGAAAATTAGCTAGAACTGTTGAATTAAAGTTAAATAAATATAGAAAAAGTACATCAGCAGAAGCTATTCAACGTTCAGGACGTTCATTAGCAGTAAATCAAACAGATGAAAAATTAATTTCTGGTGTCCAAACTTCAATCAAAAAATCATTTTACACTTTAATTAAGACTGGAACTGGTACAGCAAAAGGAACAAATTTACAATCAGCATTAAGTGCTGCATGGGGAGCGTTACAAAAGTTCTATGTTGATATGACTGTAACACCTATTTATTTTGTATCAAGTGAAGATTTAGCTGATTATTTGGGAAATGCTCAAATTACATTGCAAACTGCTTTTGGTATGTCTTATATTGAAAATTTCTTAGGTTTAGGAACAGTGATTGTTTCACCTGAGTTAGAAAAAGGAAAAGTTATTGCTTCGGCTAAAGAAAATATTAATGGTGCTTATGTTCCTGCAAACAGCGGTGACGTGGCTCAAACATTCAACTTAACAAGTGATGCTACTGGGCTTATTGGTATGACACATAATATTGATGGAAAAACAGCAACATTTGAAACTTTATTGTTTAGCGGTGTCATCTTTTTCCCTGAATTCTTGGATGGAGTAATTGTAAGTTCTATTCAAGCATCTGAAGTATCAGTTGGAGCATAATTAGGGAGGAAAATAAAATGTATAAAGTTATTAAATATTTTACTGATTTACAAGATAATGAACATCCATACAATGTGGGGGATACATTCCCTCGTGATGGATTGACAGTATCTAGAGAACGTATTATTGAACTGGCCACTGCCAGTAATAAACAAAGTACGCCGTTAATTACATTTATTGAAGATAAAAGTAATCAAGCTCAAGACGAAAATGAAGCAGTTGAACCCGAAAAGCAAAAAAAGGACGAAACAAAAAAATCCGAACCTAAAAACTCAGCTTCAAAGAAATAATGGTGTTGCCTATGACAATACTTGAAAATGTCAAAGAATTACTAGGTAACCCCAAAAATATTGACGATAAACTAAACGTGATTATTGAGCTTACTCAAAAACGTTTAGGAAATTTGTTAAGTGTTAAAGAAGTTCCTGAAGAACTTGAATATATTGTTATTGAAGTATCGGTAATTAGATTTAATCGTATTGGTAGCGAGGGTGTATCTTCTCATTCAGTCGAGGGTGAAAGTATGTCTTTCAACGACGATGATTTTGATAGTTATGATAAAGATATCAGGTCATGGTTAAATAATCAGAGTGATCTAAAAAAAGGAAGTGTATGTTTTTTATGAGATATGACACTCCTGTTTATTTTCAAACTGTTAAAAGTGGCCAGTATGATCAAAATACAGGTAATTATGGAGATGATACTATCGTCGAAAAAGAATTAATGGCCAGTGTGATGGATACCAGTACTAAAACAATGCAATTAATTTATGGAACTATTAAGCAAGGGAGTTTAACTATTCATATTCAAAATCATTGGAATGAAGTATTTAATTTTATTCGCATTGATAAGAAACAATACAAAGTTGACTATAGTAGAAAGCTTAAAACAAAACATATTTTTGTGCTTTCGGAGGTGACTTAATGGCTAAAGTTTTTTATTTAGAGGGTTTAGAAAAATTAAGTAATAAACTTAAGAAAAATATCAAGATGGCTGATGTAAAAAGAGTTGTTAGTACTAACGGAGCTGAGTTAACAAATAAAATGACTCGTAATGCTAATTTCGTTAAGGGATATCAAACTGGTACAACTAAAAGGAGTATACAGTTATCGAAAGAAGATAGCGGTTTTACTGCTATTGTTGAACCAGGTACTGAATACAGTCCGTATCTAGAATATGGTACCCGAAAAATGGAGGCTCAGCCCTTTGTTGGTCCTGCGTTTAATGAACAAAAAGAAATATTTAAAAAAGGTATGAAAAAACTAGTTGAGTGAGGTGTATAAAAGTGGATCCACAACAAGAACTGTTTAGTTATCTGTTAGTAGAACTAAAAAAGTTATATCCAGACAATGTCTATGATACTTTTTTACCACCAGATAATACCCCTTACCCGTTTATATATGTTGGCAATAGTCAATTAATTGATGATGCTAATAAAAGTGCTGTATTTGGGAATGTCTATCAAATTATCCATGTATTTCACAATAATCCTAAGCAGCGTGGGACAGTCTCAAAGATGCTTCTTGATATAAAGAAAGTATCTAGAGAATTAAATCATACAACTAATTTTGCGTGGTCGTTAAAAAATGTTAGTCAAGACATTATGCCAGATACATCAACAAGCATTCCACTTTTACACGGGGTGCTTTCTTTAGAGTTTAAATTTAATTAGGAGGAGGTAACATATGAGAAGATTTGATTTACAGCTTTGTGCAGCGCCTGAAGCGGTACAAGGTAAAAAAATTGTTTATTTATATAGAATTTTAAGTAGTGCAACTACAAAAGATGGAGCAACACTTGCTTTTACAACTGAGAACGGTCGTACAAAGAGCAAGGATGCTGATTCCACAGCAACTAAGGACGGATCAATTCGTACACCCGGGGTTACTGAGGTAGAAGTTACTGCTACAAGTATTTTAGCAGTTGGTGATACTTTAATCGATGAGTTAGAAAAAGCCTTAGATAATGATGAGCTTGTTGAAATTTGGGAAGTAAATTTAGCCGAAAAAGGCACAGAAGGTAATGTTGGAAAATTTAAAGCAAAATATTTCCAAGGATACCTTACAGAGTGTGAAATAACTTCTAATGCTGAAGATATGGTTGAAGTTTCTCTTACATTTGGGATTAATGGCAGTGGAGTAGATGGTTATGCCACAGTATCTCAAGAACAACAAGAAATGGCAAATTATGTGTTTGCTGACACAAAGAAAACTGGAGCATAGAAATACGCTCTTTTTAAATTGAAGAAAGAAGAGGAAAAATTATATGGAATTAACAATTAATGGAATTGTATATAAATTCAAAGCATCTATCGGATTTGTAAGAAAAGTAAATAAAAATGTAACGCAAAAAGATGAATTAGGTGTAGAAAAGCAAGTTGGTTTAACTTATTTGGTAGCTGGCTTAGTAGATGGCGAAATTGAAGAATTGATTAATGCTCTAGATTATTTAAATGATGGCATGACGCCTAGAGTTACTCGTGAGCAAATTGAAGAATATATCGATAACGAAACGACAGATGTTGAAAAATTATTTGAGGTTGTAATTGATTTTTTATCGAGTGCGAATGCATCGAAAGTCGCAATCAAGAAACTGTTCGAGAGAGTGGAAGAAGCGAAGAAACGGGAAAAAGAACAACATTAGAAGATATTCGATCATTCGATGAAACTTATAAAGAGATAGCATTAAATTGTTTTAGATATTTAGATTTTAAGAATTTTGATCAAGTTGATTTATTAACCTTTGCGGAATATGAACTATTAATGAAAGCAGTAGAGCTAAAGGAACTCGATTTGAATTATCACATTCATTTGCTAGCGTTTAATAATTTTAAAGTCAAAGCAAGAAAGAAAGCAGGTAAAAATAAAACTCGACCAGTTTTCGATACTTTCAAGAAGTTCTTTGACTATGAATATGAACTTAATAAAGTTCTTGGAAAAAAAGAAGATAAATTTTCTAAAGTTAAAGAATTCATGAGAAAAAGAGGTGAGAAAAATGGCAGAGAGTTTTAGTGTAAAAGCTATATTATCGGCTGCTGATAAAGGATTTACTTCCACAATGGAAAAAGCCGATTCCAAATTGTCGAGCTTAGGCAGTAAAATTAAAAGTGGACTTGGTTTTGGTATTCTTACTGGAATTGGGCAACAAGCTTTTTCAAGTATCACAAGTGGTATTTCGGGTGTTATAAGTGAATTAGGAGCTTCAAGTGCAGCTTGGAAAACCTTTAATGGTAACATGGGAATGCTTGGAAAAAGTTCTGATGAAATAATTTCTACAAAAAAAGAACTACAAAAATTTGCAACACAAACAATCTATAGTGCTAGTGATATGGCTACTACTTACAGTCAGCTGGCAGCAGTTGGAACAAAGAATTGTACACAGTTAGTAAAAGGTTTTGGTGGTCTTGCTGCGGCAGCTGAAAACCCAACGCAAGCAATGAAAACTTTAAGTACACAAGCTACACAAATGGCCGCTAAGCCGAAAGTTGCTTGGCAGGATTTTAAACTAATGCTTGAGCAGACCCCGGCTGGAGTTGCAGCGGTAGCGAAAGAAATGGGTATGAGTACTTCTAAATTAGTTAGTAAAGTTCAGGATGGAACTGTTAAAACCGAAGATTTTTTCAATGCCATTGCTAAAGTTGGAACAAATGACGCTTTCACAAAATTGGCTACAGAATATAAAACTGTAGACCAAGCAATGGATGGTTTGACTGAAACTCTTGGAGTTAAATTAGCTCCGGCATTCGACTATGTTTCAAAAATTGGGATTGATGCAATTTCTGGTCTTGTTGATAAATTAGATGGTTTTAACGCCGACAGCTTAGTTAATACAATTTCGGGAGCAATAACCACAATTCAACCCTATTGGGATGCTTTTAGTAAAGCTGCTGGAAAGGTAGCAGGAGCACTATTTGATGTCGGAGGTGTGATTGTTGATGTAGGTGCCTCAATAGCAACAAATGAAACGGTTATTAAAACGTTTAGTGATGTTATGTCTTCAGCCGGTGATGTGATTGCATTTGTTGGGAATATAATTGCAGATAATAGTGACATAATTGTTGCAGCTACACCGTGGGTAGCAGGTTTCTTTTTAGCATGGAAAGGCTATAAGAAAATTAGTTCAGCTGTTACCGCATTACAAAAATTTGGTGATAAGTTAATGGGAATTACGCAGACTGCATCATCAGGTTTAACTGAAAAATTAGATGGAATTGCAGGTAGCCAAACTAAAGTCGGTAAATCATCTAAAAAAAGTGCAAAAAATATGCTAGCATCTGCTAAATCTTTTATGATGATGGGAGCAGGTATTTTGATGGTGAGTGCAGGTTTTGCATTATTAGCTTATTCCGCTATACAGTTAGCTAATGCAGGACCTTTAGCAATTGGTGTGATGGCTGGTCTTGTGGTTGCTTTGGCAGCTATGGGAGCTGGTATGACTTTGATGTTGAACTCTATTAAGCCTGGGGCTGCAAAATTAAACGCTATTTCACTTGCAATGTTAGCTATGGGAACGGCATTAGTTCTAGTTTCAGCTGGATTTGCAATCTTAACGGCTAGTGCTATTAATTTAGCAAATGCTGGACCACTTGCAATTGGGGTTATGGTCGGAATGATAGCGACTATTGCATTATTAGCGGCAGGAGCAGCTATATTAGGGCCTGCATTAACAGCGGGAGCAGTTGGGTTCGTAGCTTTTGGTGCTGCTATTGTTTTGGTTGGAGTAGGAGCTTTATTAGCAGCTACTGCCTTAACGTTAGTGGCTGGTGTACTTCCTACTGTCTGTGAATACGGATTATTAGGAGCAGGAAATATAGCTTTATTAGGAGCGAGTATGATTGCTTTTGGAGCAGGTGCTGTAGTAGCTGGAGCAGGTGCTTTAATTTTAGCTGCTGGTTTAATTGCGGTAGGAGTTGGTGCATTAGGTGCAGCAGTTGGTGTATTAGCTTTGGCTGTTGCATCAGTTGCTTTGGGAGCAGGAATTAATTTGTGTGCTCTAGGCGCAGTTATTTTAGGACCGGCATTATTAACTTTATCAGCAGGGGCGCTCGCTGCTGGAGCTTCTTTGCTAGTTTTAACTGCCGGGGTATTAGCGTTTACAGCAAGTGGCGTTGCCTCTCTGGCAGGAACAATTTCATTAACTGCTGGGTTCGTAGCTTTTGGTGCTTCTTTATTGGTTGTAACCGCCGGTATGATTGCTTTAGCTGCTGGGTTATTAGGTGTGTTGGGTAGTATGAAATCAATTGCATCTAGTGCAAAAACTACTGAAAAATCATTGAAAGCAATGAAGTCTTCAATTAGTTTTGTTAACAGTGCACTTGAAGGACTGGGAAGTTTAGCAAAATCTGCAATTAAATCACTTATTAGTTCTTTTAGTAATGCTGAGGGTAAAGCTAAAACCGCAGGGCAAAATATTGGAAACAATATTTCTAGTGGTGTTCAGACCGGAGCTACTAAAATGGTATTAATAGCATCATTAACAACAATGCAAACTATCGGAGTGTTCCAAAATGGTCAGGCAGGAGCCTACGGGGCAGGTGTTTACATTGGTCAAGGGTTAGGTAATGGTATGAGCTCACAACTCGGCTATGTAAGAAGTGTTGCTTCTCAACTTGCAAGTGCTGCGGAAAAGGCTATCCGTGCTAAAGCGCAGATTCATTCACCTTCAAGGGTTAGTACTAAACTAGGTAATTTCTGGGGTAAGGGATTGGGCAATGGTATTGTAGAAATGAAAAATTTTGTAAAAAAAGCAGCAGATAAATTATTTTCAATACCAGTTTTAAACAATCCTAAAATTGCTTTTGCAGGTGACTTTGATAGTAATCTTTCAGAAGATTACGAATATTATCAAAATACTAAATACACTATTAATGTACCTGTAATTATGGACGGCAAAGAGGTTGCTCGTGTAACTGCGCCGTTTACGCAGGAGGAAATAGAAAAAAATGAAAAATTAAAAAATATGATCAAGGGGGTGAAATAGTAGATGTATGAATTCGTAGATACTGATGAGATGTATACTAAAACAATACTTCCCGCTGAAGCAATGTCCTACAATGGCGTTTTTATTGAAAATGAAATACCGGGGTATCGGACATTATATGTAAGCGGTCGTGAGCTGATGGAAAGTGAAGTACAAGATGAAACGATCAATTTATTGGATGGAACCAATTATTTGGGTAAACGGTATCCACCAAGAACAATTACTGTTACATATCAATTAATTGCATCTACTTGCCTCGAATTTCGTGATTCATTTAATAAATTAAATCGTCTTTTAAAAGATGAACAGGTTAAAATTATTTTTAATGATGAACCAGATAAATATTTTATTGGTACAAAGATTGGAAACAGTATCCCTAGTCCTGGATCGAATAGTATAACTGGAAATATTGAAATATATTGCAGTAACCCGTTTAAATATTCAGACATATTAAAAGAATTTATTGCTGAACCAAATGATAATGGGGTTCTTGAAGTGACAGTGATTAATGATGGTTCTGTTTCTGTTCCTATTGATTATGAAATAACTCACAACGCTGAAAGTGGTTTTATTGGTGTTGTGAGTGATAAAGGAACGATGCAGTTTGGAAAAATTGATGAAGCTGATAAAGAGCCTTATGAACAAAATGAAAGGCTGGGGACACTATGGGATTTTATAAATTTACCAAACGATACTAACGGTACTGATTATATGCATCCTTCGCATAGTGTAAAAGGAACGCTGGGTACTAGTACTTGGTTTGATCAGACCTTTTTAACTCTTGGTGTTTCCGGTCCTATCTCCTCGAGTTCTAACGGTGGATTACGTACTCTTATACTTCCCAGCGATTCTGAAGGAAGAAAAGGTGCTAAAAATTTTTATTCATATTTCCACCTTATTTTTTATGCTGGTTTGATGGGACAAACGGGTGAAATGTGCATAAATTGGCTTACCGAAGACAACAAACTTATCGCTGGGGTATGTTGGTACAAAACCGATACAACTGGTAATACAGGAAATTATGAATTATGGGCCAATGGGAAAGTATTACACACCTACTCATATACTACAAGTCACCTTGGAAATCAAAATCCATGGTATTGGGACTGGGGTCATTGTGATCTAAGAAAAGAGGGTAATAGGCTAACCTTTTACTACTGGGGCGGATACCCGTCTTATATTATTCCTGAAGTAGAAAATATGGAATGTACAAAAATACAAATTGCTATAAAACAATATGGTAATCGTGGTGGCTCAAGTTTTATGACCTACATGGGCGTAAATGATTTTGTATTTGATAAAATGAATGTTGAAAAATGGAAAGATATACCTAATCGTTATCAGCCAAATGATGTATGTGTCATTGATGGTGAAAGCTCAAAATTCTATGTTAATGGTATGTATCGGCCAAACGATGAAATATTGGGGAGTCAATATTTTAAAGCTGATTCTGGTGAAACAAAAATTCAATTTGTTGTTAGTGAATGGACTAAAACAAAACCGACAGTGAAAGTACGTGTAAGAGAGGCGTGGATATAATGGACAATGTCAGAATTGCTGTATTAGATGCATACGATAACGTATGTATTTTTTTAGATAATACAATTGATGAGGCAATGCACTATTATAAAGATGAACTGCACACCTATTTGTCGGGATCAGCTTATACATACTCATTCAAAACATTATCAAATCACGATGATTCTAAGTTCCTTACTGTTGGTAATAAACTTTCTTTTGTATATAAAAACAAAGGTTATTACTGCAATATTGTAAATAATGAGCGTAATGAAAAATATACTAAAGTTACCGCTTACGGTCTTTCATTGGAATTATCTAATGAAGAAACCGGACCTTATAAAGCAAGTAATGCTTTAAGTTTTGATGAATACATTAGAGCGTTTAACTTTGAAAATCAGGTGTTTGAAATTGGGATAAATGAGGTAAGTGACAAAAGAATAACTCATGAATGGGAAGGAACTGAGACTATTTTAGCTCGGCTTTTTTCGCTGGCAAATGTTTTTGATGCTGAAATTGAGTTTATAACCGAACTGAACAGCGATTATTCATTAGGAGGTATTGTTTTAAACGTTTATAAAAAACATGATACAAATGTTCAAGGAATGGGAACTGATCGTAGAAGTGAAATTATCCGTTATGGAATAAATATTAGAGGTATTTCTAAAACATCTGATATAACAGAACTTTATACTGCAATTCGACCAACTGGGACAGATGGGTTAACATTAGCCGGTATTGATAAAAAAGAATACGATTCAAATGGTAATTTAGAATATTATTCACCAAGTGGAACAATTGAGATTTTAGCTCCTCAGGCAAGGGATAGATTTCCTTCTACCTTGACAACAAGTGAAAATGATCGTTATATCGCTAAGGTGTGGAGTTATGAAACAAGCAATGTTAATACACTTTACGGCCAGGCACTTGCACAATTAAAAAAGAACTGTATTCCTCAAGTTAGCTATGATGTAGATGGTTTTATTGATGCAAATATAGGTGATACGTTCACAATCGAGGATAAAGAGTATAAACCAACGCTTTACTTAGAAGCACGTATTACAGAGCAGATAATCAGTTTTACCGATCAAACTACATGCAAAACTACCTTTGATAATTTTGTTGAAAGGCAGTCGCAGATTGATGAATCCCTCATTAAACAAATGAATGATCTTATTGAAGCAAATAAGAGCTATAGTGCAAATATTATTTCTAGTAATGGGATTATATTCAAAAAGGATGATGAAAAAACAATCTTAGAAGCGCTTGTAAGTGATGGAATAAATGATATTACAGAAAAATTTACTATAAAGTGGTATAAAGACAGTTTTTTTCTTATAGATTCAAAAACAACAGAAGTTTCAGCAACGGATTTAGAAAATGATAGATCCGTTTTTCGTTTTGAAGCGTTAACTGATAACGGTGTTATAAAAGCAAGTGCGGAAGTAACTGTATTGAAACTTGTGGACGGAAAATCAGCTATAGTATTAAAAATTGACAGTGTTAACGGCTTTTCATTCAAAAATACTGGGGTTAATACAACTATGACAGTTCAAATTTTTGTTGACGATAAAATTATCGATACATCTCAAAAAATGTATGATGTTTTTGGCGAACAAGCAAAAATTATATGGGAAATAAAAAATATTGGTGAAACAGAATATACACCAATAAATCAAAATGATAAACGTTTGTCTGATAATGGTTTCATTTTTGCATTAAACGACAAAGATATAAACAACAAAGCAACATTTAGATGCTTTTTAGACTTTTAAAGGAGGATAATATATGGCAATAAAAGCAAGTGCTCAGGTTGATTTAATCGATTTAACTGATGGTTATTCAGTAAACTTGAGTAACGATAATCATACGTTTCAAGGGACTACAAGCGCGGTCAACGGGACGCAATCTATTACATCGAAAATCACAGCAATGTGCGGCAGTGAAATTGTAGCTTGTACATTAGGTGCAATTAGCACACCCTCTGGTTTGAGTGTAGTTAGTGATAATAAAACTCCCGAACCAACAATTACAATTACAGCAACAAGCGCTTTAACTACAAGTGGAAGCTTTACAATTCCAGTAATTATAGGCGATATCACAATCGGAAAGGTATTCAGCTATGCTATTGCGTTTAAAGGAACAAATGGGTCCAATGGTACAAGTGTCACAGTAAAAGATACCAGTGTTACATATCAGGTTGGTAGTTCAGGTACAACTGTTCCAACTGGTTCATGGGTAGCCTCGCCTCCAAGTACATCGGCTGGTCAATATTTATGGACAAAAACGGTAGTAACCTACAGTGATGGTAAATCTACGACTGCATACAGTGTCTCTAGAAATGGTACTAATGGATCAAATGGTTCAAGCGTTACGGTAACATCTTCTGCCGTATCTTATCAAGCATCTTCAAATGGTACAACACCACCTACAGGAACGTGGTCTACTACACCAGTAATTGGAAGTGCGGGACAGTATGTATGGACTAGAACTGTAGTCACGTATTCAGATGGTAAGACTACTACATCTTATTCAGTATCAAGAAATGGTACCAACGGAGCTAATGGAGCTGATGCCTTTAATATTGCAATCATCTCATCTAATGGGACAATTTTTAAAAACACCGAAATCGCTACTACACTTACTGCTAAAGTATTCAAAGGTGCAACAGAATTAACCGGAAGTGCATTAACCAGCGCAGGTACAATAAAGTGGTATAAAGATGGTTCATCTACGGCTACTGCCACTGGCAGTACACTTACTATTGCAGCTGGAGATATCACAAATCGCGGAAGTTATGTCGCACAGTTAGAGGGATAAAAAATGGCGGTTAAGGCAAGAAATGAAATAACTTTGGTAAAGGTTGTTGACGGTACAGATGGAGACAGTGGGATTATAGTTTCATCCACTGCCCCATCAAAACCAACAGTAGGTCAACTATGGCAAAATGCAACGGGGCAGCCTATTAAAAGATGGACCGGAAATTCGTGGGTGATTCACTATATTAGTGTAGATAATTTAAATGTAGATACCTTAAGTGCTATTGCTGCTAATCTGGGAAATATTACTGGTGGCAGTCTAAATATAAATGGAAAGTTTATTGTAGACACTACTGGTAAAATCACATCCCTGATAGGAAGTATAGGTGGTGTAAATATTTCTGATGGAGGGCTATCATCATCTAAAAGTAATCAAAATGGATTAACAACCAGCTATAATATTAAACCAGATGGTACTATTTCGTCAAAACAGACTGGTGGAGAAATGGATTATCTTTTGAATATGGATTATGGAATGATAGATTTATCTGCAACTCCAAATGACGGTACATCTGGCTCGTGGTCAAGACATAAAGGAATAAATATAAGCGGAGGTATTATAAATTTTTATAGTGGTTCTGCTGAAACTGTAGGAAGCATAGAAGTTGATACGTCCGATAATTGTATAAGAATAACTAATGCTGGTCATGAACAACCAATATTTGAGATGGTTGGAACTGTTAATGTAGAGATATAGGAGGGATGAAAAATGTTGATAAAATCAATTAAATCTCGAAAATTC